GTTAGACAGAACTCGTCGAAGCAAATCCAGCGACCGAGCGCATCACGTTGTAGAAACGCACAAGCTGGTGTACGACCGAAATCAAAACCCAGCACGACAGGTGTATCGTTATTAGGCACGTAAAGATCAGACAGGCAATGGATAGAGTCAGTGTAGAGAGGATGTACCGGCTTACCGCTTGAGACGAATCCATACTCGTTGCCCAGATTGACCTTAATCCAGTCATCGCTTTTGCCCTGTAGCCCTCGCCGGTAGTAGTCTTCTGGAAGGTTGTGGAGGTTTTCGGCTTTTTCGTTGAGATACCAACCATCTCCTTCCCGATAGACGCCACCCGGTTGTCGATGAAACTTCCAATCTTCTGGCCTTTCTTCTTCAGCAAGTCGGTAATACCAGTGATCTTCGTCCGGAGCATTTGAATCCCCTATCATTCCATAGTGTGTTGGTCGTACGCCTTCCTTCATCGACGGGTAACGGCCACATCTAAGGTCGAGCATGTCCACAACGCTCTTGGAATGCTCCTTGGCCTCGTTTAGCCATACCCATGTAGTCTGTATACCTCGCGCCTTCTTGACGTGATCAGGGCGATCAAAGGCGATGAAGATGACTTCACTGCGTACCGTCGTGCCATCCTCTAGCTTGAACTGAATCTTGTGCGTTGGCGGTTCCTTGTTGCCTTGCTTGAACTCACCCAGCTCGCCATGCACCTCGAGCCAATCCTTGATAGTGGTCGAGAATAGTTCGCTGTATGTATTACGTGCGGCAATGATCCGACTGAGCCGAACGCCGTAGTTGGGATGCGTCTCCCGCGTGACTGGTGCCTGTTCGCACATCAGCTCTAGCATTTTAAGGATGACTTGGACTGTCTTGCCGGAGCCTAGTGGCCCCATGATGAAAGAGTTACGCGCCCGACAATCGGCGAACTCTTCGAGAACTTTACCGGGTGGCTTGGTTACATATTCAATCTTCGCCATCGAATCGCTTACGCTGTACGGCTATGACTAAATCACCGCCATCTGGGCCAGTGATCTCAGTGGTTTTCAGGTCTGGGAGATACTTAGCCATGAGCTTTAGACGTAGATCAGCCGCCGCTTTTAACCTTTGTACCCACAAGGAATCATATTCCAACTCCGGATCAGACAAATTCCGAATAATTTCAGAGATATACTGCTCATGACCCTGTTGGGACAATTGCTCTCTGAGAGCCTCTTGCCTTACCTGTCTATTGAGCTGTGCTTTTGTCTTTGCCACCGAATATTCTATCCCAGTTGTCAGCGTATGCCTTACGGCTTGCCTGTGTAGATTTGCGTGGCAATGATCCTTTCCCGCCATTCAGCTCGGGGAAGTGTCTATCCCGCGTTTCCTTGTCTAGTTTACCACGTTGATCAGGCATCATTTACCTCAGTTGGATAGGGTCCCCAGAATGATTTGCCGTAACGCTCAAACGCCCGGATGTATCGGCGAATAGTTGTTGGGCTTACATCAAAGATAGTGGCTAGGCTGTCGAACGTGACGCCATTGTGGTTCAGCTTTGATGCCTCTTGTACATCCTTATAGGTTAGCTTCACAGTCTACACCTCGAAAGTTTGGATGCCCGTTCTCACCATTGGAATCAATCCACATAGCGACATTCTCACAATAGAACTCGTATTGGCTGATCTCTTCTTCCATGTCGGCATTACCTACGATGCCCAACACAGTGATAAATAAGATAACCGCGCCGATTACAAAGCCCGGATTCTTGTTAAACATTTCTTGCTCGTACATGACCCATCCCTTTTTTGAGGGGCAAGAAGCCCCGTGACCTTTCCGGCCTGTTGTCACCCTTAACTCAATGAGTCGGGTAGTATTTCGCCATACCTAGCGCTCGTGCATTCTCTAGCTTACTGACAGCACAAAGATCGAGATACTCGGACTCCGTGAGTCCTTTCAAACGCCCGATGAGTACACATACCTTATCGAGGTTCTCAATGTGCTTCTCGCCGTTACGAGTGCAAAACATGGCTCGTTTCACTGTAGTACACATCCGGTAAGTGTAACATATTTTGTGGATTTGCAACCACCCCCTTTAAAAAAGATAACATTTTATGTTGTTTTTTATTTTTAGATGTGTTTTCATGTGTTCATTGGCTGGAGACACAGCCACTAACCAAGGGAGATAGACATGGACACAGGTTATATTCTTAAGTGCGTAGATGGAGAGGCAGAAGGTCAGTGCTTGCCCATCCCTCAAGATCAAATGAAGTTGGTTTGTTCTTTCCTAAAAGCACAGCTTGCGTTTCAGATAGCAAGCGCAACCGACGCAATCACTTACGAGCAAGATCAGCCAGTGATGGTTGACTACTGGAACGCGCAAGATGCGTTGCTTCAGTCGAATTTTTTCCCAAGCAAGTGGTTTGCTCGCAGCTTTTGGATTTTAGTGGAGGTTTATTAATGTATTTAGATAGCTGGCACGTAACTGAAGTTTGGTACTGCGATCAAGAGGGCTGGGAAGGCTGGGTAGTCACCCATAAAGACAAGTACGATGACTGCGTTGGTGAGTCAGAGTACTACCATTTAAAATCAGACGCTGTCGATATGGCGCAAGCGTATTTAGACTCTGATCGTTGCCACTTTATGATCGTCGAGAAAAAGAACGGCGAGCACCAATACACAAGACAGGTCGCGTAAGCGGCCTTTTCTTTTAGGGGTAACAATGACAAGAGCAATCAACGACGACTACCTAATGACTCATCAAGAGATTGCCGATGAGTTAGGTATTACCCGGAGTAGGGTGGCTCAGTTAGAAAAGAGCGCCCTAACTAAGCTCCGGGATCGTTTCATTCTTAGGCAGTATTATCTGGACTATGTTAGTTCCAGCTCTGAATCTCGTAATCAGGATCAAGTTCCTTACGCCTGACCTCATCGCGGTAGTGATCGCCGATATCCTTTCTCAACAGCTTGTTGGTCTTGTATATCTCATTGCGATCCATCCGCAACTTATCCATGTGCTCTTCGCCGAGCAGGTCATTCAAGAAGTCGAAGTGCGCCACGGGATTGGAGGTCATGTATCTGTGGCAAGCATGGCAGAGGGCGATACAATTTGACATGGCCCAGCGCACCCGCTTGTTTGCCCGGCCGTAGATATGTGAGCACTCAAGTCGATCAGTCTTGTGGCAGTGCATACACTTTCCGTCGCGTAGCCTTACCGCCTTACTAAACCAAATGTCTGCTTGGTCTCTCTTCACTGCCATCGTCTGCCCTCGTGTATTGACGCTCTCGAAGTATGGCCTTCTCGCTGTTCCCGCAGTCACATGACCAGCCTTCCAGCTTGTGAGGGTATTCGCTCTTAAACTGGGGGACCATGGTTTTAAAGCACTCAGTGCAAGCCATCTGGGGTAAATACGACCTCATACTCCGGCTCTCCATCGTCTATCAATGCTGATACCCATATCTCTGCGAAGTCATCCAAACTTAAATCGACTGTGATTCCGTTAGCCGCCCAACCTAGTATGTAGACATCGCACTCTTTTGGATTCTTGCCACTAGTTGCGCCGCCGATGTCCTGTGTCTTGATCAGTGCTTGACCGCCACCGGGTAACGGACAGCTAATGATTGGGATCATGCTTTTGGCCTCACAGTTATACGGGCAACTTCACCATCAGTTGAGTCATAGGTTATCACCTTAGCGCCACGCTGTGACATAAGCCCTAGACGGGTCGCATACGAGTCCCTTGAGGCTAGGGTAGGGTGTTGTTCTGTAATCGCCCCAGCGTCCTCTAAAACCCTCTCAGAGTGATAATGGCCCGAGTGTATATAAGCTACCTTAGACCTTCCCCAGTCCTGCCTAAAACGCGGCTCGCTTGAAAATACCTTGGGCAAGCTACCCATCTTAGCTTTGTGACCATGATGGAAGCAGAGCATGATCTCGCCGTGCCTGTATGCGTAGTAAGGGAAGTCGTTATCAATGACCTCAAGCCTTGGCTCGTTTGCGTATAGCTTCCTAATGAACTTGCGTAGCCATATAGAGCCAGCAATATCATGGTTACCCTCAGCGCAAACAAAGACAACCTTTTCGTACTTCTCCAGCATCATGCGGACGGCCTCGTTCATAACCGTCATAGCTATGTCTACGATGCGCGAGTATCTTGAATCGCCCTCAAGCAAATTTTTGCCGCTCGGAGTGAGCTGGTCCAGTCCGTCCCAGTGCAAAAAGTCACCGAGATTGCAAAGCAATCCGATCTTGCTTTTGGGCGTACTGTCGATCATTTCTTTAATGCTTGATAGGAATAAATCACGAGCCATGTTGGTGTCATAGTCCTCGCTTGTCTCCTGACCCCAACAGTAGCTACCAAGGTGGAAATCCGTGATTA